ATAATGTTCCTGGGCTTTACGAGTCTTTTGGTACTCCATCCTTTGATGAGCAATATGTTGCTTTTGAAGCAGATTCAAGAATCCCAAGAAAAACTATTGGAGCACAAGAGCTCATCTTAGATCTCCTTAAGGAGAGAGCAGAGACTGGTCGTATTTACATCATGAATATTGACCACTGCAATGAGCATTCATCATTTAAAGACAAGGTTAACATGAGTAACCTATGTCAGGAGATCACACTACCTACAGATCCTATCAATCATATTGATGATAGTGCAGGTGAGATAGCATTGTGTATTTTATCTGCTGTTAACGTAGGTAAGATAAGATCTCTTGATGATTTAGAGGAGTTATGTGACCTTGCAGTACGTGGTTTAGAGGAGTTAATTGACTATCAACAGTATCCAGTTGATGCAGCAAGACGTAGTACATTAGCAAGGAGGTCTCTTGGCGTTGGCTACATAGGATTAGCACATTACTTGGCAAAGAATGGAGTTAAGTATGAAGACCCAGAAGCATGGAGACTCGTTCACGACTTGTCTGAAAGTTTCCAGTACAACTTGCTCAAGTCAAGTAACGAAATCGCAAAAGAAAAAGGCCAGTGCGAATATTTTAATCGCACCAAGTATGCAGAAGGTATCCTCCCAATCGACACTTACAAGTCAGACGTTGATGAAATCGTCCCAAACAATTTGAATTATGATTGGGAGTCTCTTAGAAATTCTATCTTGGAACATGGATTACGGCACTCAACATTGTCCGCACAAATGCCTTCGGAGAGCAGTTCCGTTGTGTCAAATGCAACCAATGGAATCGAGCCACCTAGAGCACACATGTCCACTAAAAAGTCCAAGAAGGGGCCTCTTAAGCAGATAGTACCTCAGTATGGAACTCTTAAGAATAACTACACGCTTCTGTGGGATATGTCTGGGAATACTGGTTATATTAATGTGGTTGCAGTTATGCAGAAATTCTTTGACCAAGCGATTAGTGGAAACTGGAGTTATAATCCAGAGCATTACGAGAACTCTGAAGTTCCTGTCTCTGTAATGGCCAATGACCTATTAACCACATATAAGTTAGGTTGGAAGACATCTTATTATCAAAATACATATGATTCTAAGACTGACTTTGAGGAACCATCTCATCCAATAGGATGGCATGATGAACAGGATCCTAAAGAAGCGATCCATGAGTTAATTGACGAAATTTTTGAAACCCAGGAGGAGTCTTGTGACAGCTGTGCAATCTAATATCAAAGGCATGACAGTATTTAATACTGCTGATGTTGATACATCCAAAGGACAAATGTTCTTTGGTCCTCCACTAGGAGTCCAACGATACGATAAGTTTAAGTATCCTATATTTGATAAGTTGACACAGACACAGTTAGGATTCTTCTGGAGACCAGAAGAAGTTTCTTTACAGAAAGATAGAGCAGATTATCCACAGTTAAATGATGCACAGAAACATATATTCACTAGTAATCTGAAGTATCAGATCCTACTTGATTCAGTTCAAGGACGTGGACCTGGTATGGCATTCGCACCTTACTGTTCTTTACCTGAGTTGGAAGGATGTATGAGTATATGGCAAACTATGGAGATGATTCATAGTAGATCATACACACATATCATTAAGAATGTATATCCTGACCCATCTGAGGTCTTTGATACCATTCTAGAAGATGAAAAGATACTTGCTCGTGCTGAGTCAGTAACTAAAGCATACGATGAATTTCTAAATTTTGCACAGGAGTGGGGTAATAGTAACCAATGGAGACCAGATTCTAAAGGATCTCCATCTGTAGAATGGACTAGAAAGGAACTGAAAAGATCACTTTATAGAGCAGTAGCAAATGTCAACATTTTGGAAGGTATTCGTTTTTATGTTAGTTTTGCATGTAGCTTTGCCTTTGGTGAGCTTAAGTTACTTGAAGGTTCGGCAAAGATTATCTCCCTCATTGCGAGAGACGAGTCCCAACATCTTGTTATCACCCAGAATATACTAAACAAGTGGAGGGAAGGTGATGATCCTGATATGATAGACATTGTAAAGGAAGAAGAAGAGAATGTTTATGAAATGTTTAGACAGTGTGTGAATGAAGAGAAGGAATGGGCTGAGTATTTGTTTAAGGATGGTTCTATCATTGGTTTAAATGATGTCTTACTACAAAGATATGTTGAATGGACTGCTAATCGTCGTCTTAAGGCCATCGGATTGAAACCTATATTTGATACACCATTAGCAAACAATCCATTACCTTGGACTGCACACTGGTTATCTTCTAAAGGTATGCAGGTTGCACCACAGGAGACAGAGGTTGAATCATATGTTGTTGGTAGTATTAAACAAGACGTTAAGAAGGATACTTTCTCAGGGTTTAAACTATGAGAAAGAAAACAGGTGATAAGAAAAGTTCTGGTAAGAAACCTGATTGGGACGATTCTAATTGGAGAGAAGAGTATAAGGCATACACAAGTGATAAGAAGCAACTTGAGTTGTTAGAGAATGGACCTAAGAGTCTATCTCAGTCATGGATACTAGGTGCATTGCATAATAAATGGATGAAGATGAAAGGATATAAGTATCCTGAACCACCAGATGTATCTTCTTCATTGAAAGAATTTTTTGCCAAAACAAAAGATCAGGGAATTTAATAAATAGGAGATATGAAATGAAAATTATGGCATGGAAACCACCACAGAGACCATTGTGGTTGAAACAGATTATGAAAATCCCTGGTACTACCAAGGTACAGCTTTTACTTCTAACGATATTGGCGAGTTCTTCGGTTACGTCTACCTCATTACTAATATCGAATCGGGGAAAAAATATATCGGACGTAAATACTTTACCAGTCGTAGAAAGCCTCGAAGTGGCAAAAGTAAACGGCGAGTTACGAGTGAGAGTGACTGGAAAAAGTACTACGGAAGTTCTGACGAACTTAAGTCCGATGTTAAAAGACTGGGCAAAGAGAAATTCAAAAGAGAAATCTTAAGTCTTCGTTATACGAAAGGCAAAGTAAATTTTGAAGAGACTAGACAATTGTTCCTCAATAATGTTTTGACAGAATCATTAGAAGATGGAACTCCAGCATATTATAATAGTAATATCTTAGGACGTTACTATAGGAAAGATTATTTTCAAGAACAATGATCGTAGTACAATGTCGTTCATGTGGAAAGGAGTTACATGGACATCCGACCAAGACCAAATGTTGTGGATGTGAAAACATGACCACAATAACTGGGGAAAATGTTTCGGCCTTAGACTTGTCCAAGGTTGAAATGTTAAATGTTGTAAACAAACATAAGAAATCCAACATACTGACCCCAGAGGATCTAAAATATCAGGAGGCTCGCCGCCAACGTAAAGTCCGTAAATTAAACTTTGAGGAACGATGATTAATCTAGATGAAAAATTCCATAACTATCTAGAGAAAGGTGGAAAGACCTTTAGAATTGATGGTATTAATGAACCTCTTACTGGGTATGGTTTCCATTGTGATGGAAACGACATCAAAGGATATTGGGTCAACACAACAAATTATAAATTGTACTATAATCTAAACGAACAGTTCCTAAAGATGGAACCTTTAAACGAAACAAGTGACTAACAATGAAAATTTTTATTGACAGTGCAGATACGGAAGCAATTAAATCTTGTTATAAGACAGGAATTATTGATGGTCTCACTACTAATCCATCTCTTATTCGTAAGAGTGGTAAGAAACATGAGGATGTTTACCAAGAATTAAAGGATATAGGTCTCACTGATATCAGTATGGAGGTCATAGGTAGTAAGGAAAATATGATCTCTGAAGGAAAGAGGCTATATAAGAAGTTCGGCAAGGTTGCCACCATCAAAGTACCTTGTACTGTAGATGGACTTAGAGCATGTGTGGATCTTTCTGAGAATAATATAAGAGTCAATGTAACTCTCATATTCTCTCAATCACAGGCCATACTTGCAGCAAAGGCAGGAGCAACTTATGTGTCACCATTTGTAGGAAGAGTGGATGACAATTCTTTTGGTGGTCTATGTCTTGTTAAAGATATAGCTAACGTGTATCAGAGACATGATATAGAGACTAATGTTTTAGCAGCATCACTTAGAAATGTAAGAGATGTAGGTAGAGCATTTGAGTATGGAGCAGATATTGTTACCATGCCACCAAATGTATTCGACGGAATGTACAAGCACATTTTAACCGATAAAGGTTTGGATTTGTTTGACAAAGATTATGCTGCATCCATAGAACAATAAAAACATGCAAAACTTCACCGTATACTCTAAAGATGGTTGCCCTTATTGCAAACAGATAATAGATGTATTAGGTCTTTCGGAACTAAATCATGTTGAGTATAAACTTGATCAGGATTTTACTAAAGAAGCATTCTATGGCCAGTTTGGTGAGGGAGCAACGTTCCCTCAAGTAGTATTGAATGGAGAAAATCTTGGCGGTTGTCAAGAATCCATAAGATATATGCAAAAGAAAAATATATGTTGTAACGTATAATGAAAGAAATATCTGAAGCAGAATTGGAGGCGAACTTTGAAGACTACGTAGAACGTTGCGAAGAAGGTGAGGTTTTTATCATCAAGTGTCTTGATGGTAGACAAGTGGCTATGGTTCCAGCAGATGAATATGCTGATGTGTTACCAAAGACACTTGACAACGACGACGATTCGTGCGATGATGAGTGGAGTTAGCCCTCAATAAATATT